TGACGAAGACCCGCAAGTTTGGCGCGCCACAGGCGGTAGTCAAAGATACTGGTCCTGTAGGGAAAATCGCAGATACCGTGCCTGTGCCTAAGATGGATAGCTCCATAGGCAAACCGCAGAGCTTTGCAGCGGCGTTCAAGGACGCTCGTGCACGCTTAGGTGCAGGTAAGACTTTCACCTACAACGGTAAGAAATTCACCACAAACATGGCGGGTGAGGACAAAGGTTCAGGTGCAAGTAAACCTGTACAGAAATCCGCACAGCAAGCTCCGGCTCCCGCTTCTGGAACGAGCACTCGTGCGCAGATGGAATCTAATCGTGCCGCGATGCGCAGGGAGACGGCCTCGAAACAAGCTGAATTAACACGGGAAGCTAACCGTGCTGCGATGCGCCGTAAAGCAGCGGGTGTTGGACAACTCGTTGGTCCTGCCAATGCCCAAGAGGAGCGTATCCGCGCTGCACAACGGGCCACGTCGGCAGTAAAACCTGTTGACGATAAAGCAGCTAAGCTGTCCCGTCTTAAGGTTGCAGCAGAAGCTCCCGGTGCAACTCAGTATGCTAAGGATCGGTATAAATACGCCATGTCATCTGGTATGTACGCCAAAGGTGGCGCAGTTAAAGAGAAGGGTAAAGTCATGATGGATAAGAAGAAAAAGTCAATGCCTCCGCAGCCCACTGCTGCTGACCGTGCATCGGATGCTAAATTCCGTAAGTCCGTAAAGGACCTCAAGGTTACGCCAGAAAACGCTGCGGCTATCGGTCGTGGAAATCGTTCTACGGGCTACAAGAAAGGTGGCAAAATGGCACCTAAGTTTGGCGCTGCGCTGGTGAAGAAGTCTGCTGACACTAAGGGTCGTGCAATGGTCAAGAAGGCCGGTGGTGGCAAATGCTACGCCAAGGGCGGTTCGATTGACGGCTGTGCCGTTAAGGGCAAGACCAAGGGTAAGATGGTCTAATGCGCGCTTGTCGGGGCATGGGGGCGATGAATCCCTCCAAGATGCCGGGTAAGAAGACGATCAAACGGAAGGACAATCCTGACGATGTCTCAATGTACGCAAAGGGAGGTAAAGCCAAGCTTGACATCTCCAAAGCGATCAAAAAGCCCGGCGCACTCCGTGCGCAGCTTGGCACTCCTGAGGGTAAGAAAATCCCAGCAGGAAAACTTGCTAAAGCTGCCAAGGCTCCCGGCAAACTAGGTCAGCGTGCTCGGTTCGCACAGATGCTGAAAGGCTTTAAGAAGAAGTAATGGCACGGTCGGACGAACCTAAGTGGAAACGCATTGTCGCTAGTGTAAAAGCTGGCGACAAAGGCGGTAAGCCGGGTCAATGGTCCGCCCGTAAAGCCCAGCTTGCGACCCAACGGTATAAGAAGTCCGGCGGTAGCTACAGCGGCCCGAAGACAGAAGCGCAGAAATCCTTGTCCAAATGGGGTAAGGAAGACTGGGGAACCAAGTCAGGCAAGCCATCCACACAGGGGGCGAAAGCAACTGGCGAACGATACCTTCCGAAGAAGGCACGACAGGCGCTGACATCTTCTGAATATGCTGCTACAACCAAGGCGAAGCGTGAGGGCACAAAGGCGGGCAAGCAGTTCGTCAAACAACCCAAGAGCGTTGCCAAGAAGACAGCGAGATTTAGATGACCACATCCGGCACTACAGCATTTAACCTGAACCTTAACGAACTCGTTGAGGAAGCGTTCGAGCGCTGTGGTGCCGAGCTTCGGACGGGTTATGACCTACGTACGGCGCGGCGCAGCCTGAACTTGCTCACCATTGAGTGGGCAAACCGTGGCATTAACCTGTGGACCATTGAGCAGGGTTCAATCCCGATGGTGCAGGGGCAGATCGTCTATGACTTACCTGCGGATACCATTGACCTCCTCGATCACGTGATCCGCACGCAGACTGGCCAAGGGCAGACGGATATTAACATTACCCGTATCAGCGTAGACACATACTCGACGATCCCGAATAAGAACGCGCAGGGTCGCCCTATTCAGGTGTGGATCAACCGCCAGTCAGGCGCGACTGAACCGGTGTCTGGCGTGGCTTATCCAAACATCAACGTCTGGCCTGCCCCAGAGCAGTCCAACTATTACACCTTCGTCTACTGGCGGCTTCGCCGTATTCAGGATGCTGGCAACGGTATCACGACGCAGGACATCCCGTTCCGCTTCTTGCCGTGCATGGTGGCTGGGTTGGCTTTCCACCTGTCAAAGAAAATCCCCGGCGCGCTTGAGCGCAGCCAGATGCTTAAGATGGAATACGAGGAGTTGTGGCAGCAGGCTGCTGACGAGGATCGCGAAAAGGCTGCGTTGCGCATCGCACCGCGCCAGATGTTCTATTAAGGAGAAGCAATGCCAAATAGGTTTGCCTCCGGTAAATGGGCAATTTCGCAGTGTGACCGCTGCGGGTTCCGCTATAAGCTCAAGCAGCTTCGGCGTCTCGTCATCAAGACGAAGAACGTCAATATCCTCGTGTGCCCGTCATGCTGGGAACCAGATCAGCCGCAGCTTCAACTCGGTATGTATCCGGTTGATGACCCTCAAGCGCTGCGCAACCCACGTCCGGACACGACATATTTCCAAGCAGGTCTGACTGGTCTGCGGATCGAGACCCAAGGTGAAGTGCCCAATGACAACGTGCTGGACTCCGGTACGCCGTCAGGCGGTAGCCGTATAATCCAGTGGGGTTGGAATCCTGTTGGCCTAAATAATCCTTTGGGTTTATCTGGGCTTCCAAATACGCTATTAGGTAGTGGTCAAGTGGGGACCGTAACTGTTCAGACGGAGAATTAATATGGCTAAAGGTGGCAAGACTAACAAACAGATGTTGAGCATGGGCCGTAATCTCGCAAAGATTGCGAACCAGAAAAGCGGCAGCAAGCCGAAGAAGGACATGGGAAAGGTCAATAAAAATGGCTGAGATGAAAAAGATGCCTCAGGTCTACACGCAGGCCGACCTCGGTAACAACGGCTATCCCAACAAGATTGCCAATACCCAAACGCAGAAGACTCGTGGCACGGGTGCAGCGACCAAGGGTACTGGGCACAGCAAGAAGATGGGCTGATGAACTACGCTCAACTGTTCGAAACGATCAAAGGGTACGTCGAAAACGATTTCCCCAACACCTCATGGACCGGCTCTGACGGCTCCAGCACGGTGACGTTGACGTCTACCGAACAGATTAACACGTTCATCGAAGAGGCTGAGCAGCGTATTTTCAATACCGTTCAATTGCTGGACCTCCGCAAGAACGTGACGGGCAACTGCACGTCAGGGAATAAATACCTGTCCGTGCCTTCAGATTGGCTGGCCAACTTCTCAATCGCGGTAATCGACGGCGACGGGAACTACGAGTATCTGCTGAACAAGGATGTGAACTTCATCCGGCAGGCGTACCCCAACCCCAACGATCAGGGTCTCCCATACTGCTACGCCTATTTTGACGAGAACTCGTACATCTTGGGGCCGACGCCGGACGACGACTATGAGGTCGAGCTTCATTATTTCTACTACCCGCCTTCGATTGTGACGGCAGGTACGTCATGGTTGGGCGACAACTTCGACAGCGTTTTGCTTTACGGATCGTTGCTCGAAGCGTACACTTTCATGAAGGGCGAGGCAGATATCATCGCAGGATACCAGAAGCGGTATGACGAAGCGATGGCGATACTTAAGCAGCTTGGCGAAGGCAAAAACCGTCAGGATATGTATCGCTCAGGCCAAGTCCGATATCCAGTGAGGTAATATGTTTAGTGGTTCTAGCGATATCGGGAATGTGATGGTCATGGCGACCGAAGGACGTGGTTTCACGCCTGAGGAAACTGCTGAGCGCGCTCTCGACAAAATCATTTACGTGGGTAGTCAGGCACACCCTGCTATTCGCGATCAGGCCGAAGCCTTTAAGGACAGCATCCGTCAGGTGCTCGTCCACTATATGCACGAGGCGGTGCGGTCTCATAACGTAACTCTGGTAAATAAATTTAAACAGGCGGGTCACCCAGAGTTGATCCCGATCCTCGACGCATAAGGAGGCCATAACGTGGCAATTACACAAGCAATGACTACGTCGTTCAAGGCCGAGCTTATGCTGGCCGTGCACGATTTCCGGGCTACTGGTGGTGACACCTTCAAACTTGCCCTCTACACTTCGTCCGCTTCGCTGGATGCTAACACCACGGCGTATACATCCAGTCAGGAAGTTTCGTCTTCGGGCACGAACTACACCGCTGGTGGCGGCACGTTGGTCAATCTGGGCGTGGTTACCTCGAACAATACGTCCTCGTCTGGCACGGGTTTCACGGACTTTTCCGACCTGACCTTTGCTAACGCGACGATCACGGCTCGTGGCGCGCTGATCTATAACACGACCCCTTCGGCTAACTCGAACGCGAACACCACGCTGACGAACGCTGCTGTGGCTGTGTTGGATTTTGGTTCGGATAAGACCTCGACGGATGGTGATTTTACGATTATCTTCCCGACGGCCACAAACACGACGGCCATTATTCGTATCGCGTAAGGAAAACTAATGGCTCTTGTCCTCGCTGATCGCGTTAGGGATACCACTGCTACAACTGGTACGGGTACGGTAACGCTCAGCGGGACCGCGCCGACCGGGTATCAGAACTTTTCGGTAATCGGTAACGGTAACACGACGTATTATACGATTAACAGCGACACCCAGTGGGAAGTCGGTGTTGGTACCTACACGTCTTCCGGTACGACCCTAGCGCGTAACACGGTATTGGCATCGAGCAATGGCGGTGCGCTTGTAGATTTTGCTGCGGGCACCAAGGACGTTTTCGTCACTTACCCATCCGAAAAGGCTGTCACGGAAGACTATGGCAATGCGCTAGCCGCAACCACTGCGGCTAAC